GGTAAATCAAAACTCAGGCAAAGTTCTTAAACTTAGAGACTTAAATTCTGGGTATGGTCAAGGCGCTGGTGACGGAGCTATGACTGTCTTTATGGATGCTGAAGGACAACGATTTGTTAAAAGGTTTTTTGGTAGAAAAAATGTTGTTAGTGCTAGTGGAGAAATTGGTGGTAAATATACAGGTGCAGGAATAACGGCTGATCCAAGTAAAGGTCAACCCTCTAAGCCAGCTACCGCTACAGCTAAACAAGTAGTTAAAGATGGTGTAAGATATAATAAAAAAGATAAAGATGGTAATCCTCCATCTAAACCTGCTGATCCTCCCGGCAATACTGGTGGCTTTATTAGCATTGCCGACATGTTTGATGGTGGTGGGCCGGGAGAAAGTGGTCCAGAAGAAGAAAAACGTGGTGGTGGAGATGGCAGTAGTTCACGTGTAATATGTACTGAACTTTACCGTAGAGGTATAGTAAGTACTGAGTTATATAGAATGGACGTAGCATATACAGCACGTAAACTTTCTCCTATTACAGTACGAGGTTATCATTTTTGGGCAATACCAACTGTTCGTTGGATGCGTTCATCTACCCTCTTGACAAACATCTTTACATATATTACAATAGCGAGAGCTAAAGAGATAGCACATATAATGTATCCTAATAAATATAAAAAACATTCAATTACAGGATACTTAATTAAAAACGGTATGGAATCTTTATGCTATCTTATTGGTCTAGTAGTTAGACAAAAAGATTGGACAGTGCTATACCGTGGAGAAAAAGTATAATGGAAATTGATTTCTTAGAAGTATGGAATAATTATGACGAATTAGAAGAAGAAGAAAAAATTATGATTCGTGAAGCAATGAGTGGACCTTTACGATCTGTAATTGGTAAAGTTTTTGGCCCAGAGTTTGATCGTATGCTAGGGCAGTTTGCCACAGTAGAAGAACCAACAAGGCGTGGTCTAGCCGCACGTTAAACGGCTAATCAGAACTGGCTACTCACCCCCCTACAACACAGGCTACGGTGGCCCCAGTAAATAGGAACTATAATGGAAAACGAACTAGTAGTAACACAAGAACAACCTAAGTCAATGATGATGCGTAAGAGTAGAGTACGTGAAAGAGTACAAGAAGATGAAGAAGAACTACGCCAAATGCTAGAAGAGCGTGAGGGCGCAGAGAAAGAAGCAGAAGCTCAAGCAAAAGAAGATGTAGAGCCTGAGAATGCAGAAGAAAAAAGTTATAAGAAACGATATGCTGATCTACGTAGAGGATCACAGAAAGCTAAAGAAGATTTAGAAAAACGTATTAGTAGTTTAGAAACACAACTTAAACAAAGTGCTGCACAAGAAATTCAACTACCTAAATCAGATGAAGACATTGATGCATGGGCAAGTCAGTATCCAGATGTAGCTGCTATTGTTGAAACTATTGCTATTAAAAAAGCCCGTGAGCAACAGGCAGGGCTACAAGATAAAGTAAAAGAAATTGACGCTATGCGGGAATCCGCAACACGTGATCGTGCAGAGGTAGAGTTACTTAAAGCTCATCCTGACTTTGGTGAGATACGTGATAGTGATGAGTTTCATAACTGGGCAGAAGAACAACCCAAGTGGGTTCAAGATGCCTTGTATGAAAATGACAATGATGCAAGGTCTGCCGCACGTGCTATTGATTTGTACAAAGCAGACATGGGCATTAAAACTAAAAAGCCTAGCAGTAAAGATGCTGCTAAGTCAGTGAATACTCGTAATAGTCGTAGTCAACCTGACTCTACAACTAACAATAATAAAATGTCTGAGTCACGTGTAAATAAAATGACTAGCAAAGAGTATGAGAAACAACAAGACGAAATCATGGAAGCTATTAGAAAAGGTGAATTTATTTACGATATTTCTGGTAGCGCACGATAAAAAGACTTGACAATACAAGTTTAAAGAATATAACTATATACAATAGGTTTAACGCAACCCCTATACTTTAGGACTACTTGCGTTAAACTACTCTCACAAACATGAATAGTTCTAGTGACTACCTAATGTCTCTGGCCCGTTGTGTAGAAGGTCGGCCAACTTTCTATAGAATGTTACCCAAAAGAATTAGCCTCAATATTTACATTTAAGTTTGTATCTGTGTCTTAATGCAAAGGATAATACAATGGCATTTACGACAGCTACGGGTTATGGAAACCTACCTAATGGTAATTTCAGCCCAGTCATTTACAGCAAACAGGTACAGCTTGCATTCCGCAAGTCAACTGTTGTTGGTGACATCACTAACTCCGATTACATGGGGGAAATTTCTGGTCAGGGCGATACAGTCAAGATCATTAAAGAACCTGAGATTTCAGTATCTGAATATGCACGTGGCACAAATGTTACAGCGCAAGATTTAGAAGATGCCGATTTCTCATTAGTCATTGACAAAGCAAATTACTTTGCTTTTAAAATGGACGATATTGAAGAAGCCCACTCACATGTAAATTTCATGGACTTGGCATCTAATCGTGCAGCCTATCGTTTGGCTGATAACCATGACCAAGAAGTTCTTGGCTACATGGCTGGTTATAAGCAGTCTTCTTTGCACAGCAAAGCTGACACACTTAACACTACTGTAAACGGTACTAAGTCAATTTCTTCTGCAGGTTCTAACGAACTGCTTTCTTCTATGCAATTGCATAAGGGTGACTTTGGTAACATCACTACTGCCTCTGCTGGCACTCACTCAATTCCTGTGACTGCACGTATGCCGGGTGCTACTTCGTTGCCAACTGCAACTGTTTCTCCTGCAATGATTATTGCTCGTATGAAGCGTTTGCTTGACCAACAGCAGGTTGACTCACAAGGTCGCTGGCTGGTAGTTGATCCAGTATTCATGGAAATTCTTGCTGATGAAGATTCACGCTTTATGAATGCAGATTTTGGTGATTCGGGTGGACTGCGTAACGGTTTGACCGTAAGCAACTTTCACGGTTTCCGTGTATACTCTTCGTCCAATCTGCCAGCACTAGGCACTGGACCGGGAACTGCAGGAACTGCAAACCAACTGACTAATCTGGGAGTAATTGTAGCTGGACATGATTCGGCTGTAGCTACTGCAGAGCAGATCAATAAGACAGAAACATATCGTGACCCTGACAGCTTTGCTGACATTGTTCGTGGTATGCATCTATACGGTAGGAAGATTCTTCGTCCAGAAGCAATCGTTACTGCCCGTTATAACGCAGCGTAGGGGAGGATATAAACTATGGCTACTTTTGATATGACTTCCGTTGATACTGCTGGTGTTGGAGCAAATGTTCTTGCTGTTCCTACTGTTGTAGGTAACGTTGTACGGACTATTGAGGCAATCTTAGATATTGATGCTATGATTACTGCAGGTGCTACTATCGCTGATGGTGACATTTTTCAACTACTTGAGATTCCTGCTGAATCAGTAGTAGTTGCTGCTGGCGCAGAGATTATGAAGTCTTTTACAGGTTCTTGTACTTGTAATATTGACTTTGCTGGTGGTGATGACATCATTGACGGTGCTGCACTTGATGCTGCTGCTGGTACATACCTTGCAAAAGGTAGTAACGGTGAAGCTAACATTGTAAACACTGGCGCTGCATCTACTTTTGCTGCTGCTGCTCTTGCATGTGTTGGCGCTGCAGATACCATTGACGTAGTTGTCGCTGGTGCTGCTGCTGCAACTGGACGCTTACGTGTCTATGCAGTAATTGCTGATGTTTCGGCTGCTCACACTGAGGCTGGTGAAGCTCAACGTGATCTGTTGTAATACACTATATACTTTTGGGGCTGGCTATATGCTGGCCCCTTTAGTGCATCTTGAGGAAACATAATGGCTCTTACATTTCTTTCATTAACTAACGATGTCATTTCACGTATGAACGAGGTGCAACTTACTTCTAGTAATTTTACGGATGCTAGAGGTGTGCAAATACAATGTCAAAATGCTGTTAATGAATCTATTAGATATATTAATCAGAAAGAATTTGGTTATCCTTTTAATCACGCTACAGAAACAGCTACACTAGTTCCCGGCACAGTAAGATATTCTTTACCTACTAGTGCTAAACATATTGATTACAATACTGCTAGAATTAAAAAAGATACTGATCTTAATGTTTCTGGCACTAACTTAGTTAAATTAGATTATAATGAATACATTAGTAAAGAATTTGCTAATCAAGAAGATGATATAGTTTCTACTACTTTAAATGGATCACACTCTAGTTCTGTTACTACACTAACTCTTACATCTACTACAGGGTTTGCTGCATCAGGTACAGTACATATTGCTGGTGAACAAGTTACTTACACTGCAATATCTGGTAATGATATTACAGGTTGTACTAGAGGTGCTAATAGCACTACTGCAGCTACGCATAGTAGTGGAGTAAAAGTAGCTCAGTTTGATAATGGTAGTGCGCCACAGTACATTGTACGTACACTAGATAACAATTATTTGTTGTATCCATTTCCCGATAAAGAATATACTTTAACATTTGATTACTTTACATTTCCTGATGACTTAGCTGCACATGGAGATACTACTACTATACCAAATAGATTTGCTCCTATTGTTATTGATGGTGCTTCTAGTTTTGTTTATCAGTATCGTGGTGAAATGCAACAGTATCAATTAAACTTTACACGGTTTGAGCAAGGCATTAAAAATATGCAGAGCTTGCTTGTAAATAAATATGAGTATGTAAGATCAACTGTAGTCTACAGACCTAGTAGATTTAGTGGTGGAGTTTCCTTTTAATGCCTGATAGTTCTCAAGTACAACCAGTAGCATTTAACTGTGAGGGTGGTTTAGTTTTAAATCGTTCTACTTTTCTTATGCAACCGGGAGAGGCACTAGAACTAGAAAACTTTGAACCAGACATTGAGGGTGGCTACAGAAGAATAGATGGCTATAGTAAATTTATAAATCATGTAGTTCCATTTACATCAAGTAGTTCTGAAAAAATATTAATGGTAGCTAACTTTGCAAACAAAGTAGTAGCAGCCAGAGGTGAAAAGATATTTAGTGCTGCATCTACGGAGTTGTCTGTAAAGATACTAGCAACTACAGGTATGACAGGCTCTGGTACTATTTTAGTAGATAGCACTACAGGTTTTTCTACTAGTGGTACATTACAAATATCTTCAGAGATATTTACCTACACAGGAGTTACAAGTACTACCTTTACAGGAGTTACACGTGCTACCTCTAGTACTACTGCAGCAGCTCATGCACTTAATACTATTATTTCAGAAAACTGGACAGTAAGGGATACGGGTAGAACAAACGCAGTAAAGTATAGGTTTGAAAGATTTAACTTTGATGGCAACGATAAAATTATTGTTGTTGATGAAACAAATGCACCTACAGTTTTTAATAGTTCTATTGCTGCTACTGATGTAAGTACTAGTAGTGTAGCAGGTTCTAGGTTTGTAGCAGCTTATAAGTCTCATATGTTTTATGCAGGTAAATCTACTACACCTGCAGAATTAATATTTAGTGTACCTTTTGATGAAGATGATTTTACTAGTGGTTCTGGTGCTGGTAGTATTAAAGTAGATGATGACATTACTGGGTTAAAAGTTTTTCGTGATAGTTTATTTATTTTTTGTGCAAACAGAATATTTAAACTAACGGGTTCTACCTCTAGTGACTTTGCAGTGCAAGCTGTTACTAGAAACATTGGTTGTGTTAATGGTGATACTATTCAAGAATTTGGTGGTGACTTATTATTTCTTGGGCCAGATGGTCTTCGTACTGTTGCTGCTACCGCAAGAATTGGTGACACTGAACTTGGTACTATTAGTAAAAACGTGCAGTCAGTATTTGATTTAAACATAAAAGACTCAGCACTTTTTGAGAGTGTTGTTATACAAGACAAGACACAGTATAGATTATTTTTTACTAAAGCTAATCAAGCAGAAAATATTACAAGAGGTGTTATCTGTGTAATGAAAGCTGACAAATATGAGTTTTCAGAAATACGTGGTATTAAACCTTCAGCTACTGATAGCTTTGTTGAGGAAGGTAATGTTATAGTATTACATGGTGACTTTAGTGGATTTATACATAGACAAGAAAAAGGCAATACTTTTGATGGTACACCAGTATTAGCTAGATACAGAAGTGCTGATATGGGTTTTGGAGACACTGGTATCCGAAAACATATGCAGAGAGTTATTGTTAATTTTAAACCTGAGTCTACTATTAGTGCAGATTTATTTATTAGATATGATAATGAAGACGCTAACTCTACTAGACCTGATGCATACCCCTTTGATTCTACTCAGACATTTTCTCAGTTTGGTTCTGCTTTGTTTAGTTCATTAGATGGTAGTGCTAGATTTGTATTTGGTGGGCCATCACAACCTTTAGTAAGACAAGCAGTAGAAGGATCAGGGTTTTCTGTTGCATTAAAAGTAAATGACAATGCAACAACTGCACCTTATTCACTTAAAGGGTTTCAGTTAGAATATCAATTAGGAGCAAGACGTTAAATGGGTGCTACATACACAAGACAATCATCATTTACTGATGGCGATACTATTACTGCTGACCTTTTTAATGATGAGTACGATCAACTTTTAGCTGCTTTTGCAGTTACTACAGGTCATACACATGATGGTACTGCTGCAGAAGGTGGGCCTATTACTAAGCTATTAGGAACTGCTATTACTATTGGAAGTAATGGTGCTGATGTAGCTGTTACCTTTGATGGTGAAAGTAATGACGGTCTACTTACTTGGATGGAGGATGAAGACTATTTTCAGTTCTCTGATGATTTACTTCTTACTACAACAGAAAAAGTACAGTTTCGTGATACTGCTATCTATATTAATTCTAGTGTTGACGGTCAGCTTGACATTGTAGCAGACACAGAAGTACAGATTGCAGCTACTACCATTGACATGAATGGTGCTGCTGACATATCAGGCAACTTAGCTGTAGGTGG